TTATTTAAGTTTGCACCGTATGCTACATATATCATTATATCTTCCTTATGTTTATTAATATAATTGTTATATAGCAATGATTGCCAATCATGTCAATAATAAAACTTATTCTTCTTTTTTAGTTTTCCAAAAGTATTCGTCAGTATCACCTAGCCTTGTGTTGTTACCGTTCTCAACTTGGTACTCAACTGTACTAACTTTAAAGTCGGGCATTTTAGGCTTTTCAGGAGTCAGGCTATTATCGTAGATTCTCATTCTATTGTTCGGATATAAACAATATTGTCCATTGTTCAACTTCAACAAATTAAATGATTTATGTTCTTCAGGTATTTCACTGGTACTATAGTCGATTACGTCAGGCTGATTATGGTAGTTATCCAGTGTGCATACATATGTGCCTTTGACGATACCAAAATCTCTTGTCAGGACTTCAAAATCCATGCTTCCGATGAATTGTTTATATATAGCGGTAACATTATAATCCATACAATTCCAGAATTGCAGGTTAGGTAAGTTCATATCCAGTTTAGGCGTAACTGGTTTTGATACAAATGCAGATATAGGTAGCTTATCAAACATAGCTCCATATTCAGGTAAATAGGTTTCAAAGTAAAAAGCTCTACCCGCTATAGACTTAGCTGTAATCCATACACCCTCTACAAATTCTCCATGTCCATCCTGTAAATCTCTCAGGTATTCTCTTCTAACCCAAACTTTTTCTGCTGGTAAATTACATATTAGCTCTGGCATTAAATTACATCATCCAATGTACTAACACTAGCATATGCAGATTGCCTGGCTACTTTTGATACTTTACCGTATAATTGTTCGGTTTTAGCTCTGGGATCATCTTCTGTTGACCAATCATCATCATCAATCATATCAGCGTTTTTCTTTCGTAATTCTTTATATATTTTCTTTACTTCTGAGTTAGCTGACCAATGTTCGCCTTTACAATCTTTACATAGTTTAGCTGTCGGTCTTATATAAACAACTTCAGGCATTTCTACACCACAATCCGAACAATTATTATGTGCAATTCTAGTTACTGGTCTGGGCATAATTATCTCCTTCGTAATTTTTGTTATCAGGAACGCATTTCCAACAGTGCCAAGTCCAGCCTCCATTTATTGAATAAGAAGCTCCATCCTGTCCACAAACCGAACAATTATTCGTTTTTGGATTTACTTGCGCCACTGGTTGCCAGGTTCTTCTCCGACTGTTTTCGCTCATTGTCATTAATCTCCCCATCTAAGTTACACGCTTCAATCAATGACATAGACTCAAGAAACAAGGGCGTTTCTTCACCGACCCACCCACCAACAACATTAAAATTGAAGTATTCCAATGCTTCTTCATGCGTCATGCCATCTCTTTCTACTAATAGTTTAATACATTTATGTGTGCTGTAAACAGCTAATGTCGGTTGTCCACATCTTGTAGCCACTCCGATAAACGCTCCTTCAAAACCGTCTGCTAGTAACATTATACATTCTCCGTTGCTGTTGTTGCCTCATATTCACCTCGACTCATGTCTCCATCTGTAGTTCCAAGCCACTTACGACCACCTGACCTACTGAATGAATACTTCCCGATCCTACCTTCTGCCAGTAATTCCCGAACAATTCCATCAACCATTCTTTGTGTGCAGTTATCGAGAGTTCTTGGAGCGTCTGGATCTGCACTCATACGTTGCAGAATAGCATCAGCTCCCGATTGTTGTGTTAAAGCTCTACCTTCCCGTTCACATACGGCAATCCAAGAGAACAGAGCATCCTTTTTAATCTCCCGATTACTTCCAGAATGCAATCTTGTTATATCTTCCGATCTATCCTCCAGTAATCCTGAGTTCGTATCCCGAACAAAATGCCTTATGTCACGCCTTGCAGGACCATTTGACTTAACAACTGCACCGTCAAAACATCTGTTTCTTTGGTATTCGATGCCTAAATCTTGACAACGCCTACGACCAGTAGACTCATCCACTTGCCATATAGCAAACGCACAACGAACACCATCAACCAATGCTGACGTTCCTCGAATCATATTCCTTGCTTGCTCGGGAGATGCAACTGCCACATCATCTTTAATCTTTGTCATATGGTGACACATCATTACAGAAGCTCCAGTTTCTGTAGCCACTTGTGCCAGTAAACCAGTTAGTGCAGCTCCCGCTGCTGGATCAGAGTTCACATCAGCGTGAACGAATGACGCTAACGGATCAAACACAATCAATTTCAGGTTTTGCATCTGTATTATTTGTGCATATATCTTATCAAACTCACTACTGGTCTTATATCCGTCACTGGTCTCCTGAAGTATTGGGAATACACCACCTACGTTTGGTAAAGACACAATTCTAATCTCATGTTCATAATTAAACCGAGAATTGTTCGGGTCTAAACGCTCAATTCTCCTGTGCATTTCACCCTCGTCATCTTCTGCTGTAAAGATAATTGTGTTGCCAAACTCAGTAATATGATCCCCGAAGGCACTTGACATAGGCTGACCACTAGATACTTTCATAGCCAAATCCAGTGTCATCATACCTTTACCCGCATCTCCAGCGGCTGAAAATATGATTGGCACACCTAATGGCAATGTGTCTCCGATCAAAAACTTTTGTTCAGGAGCTTGACCCTGAAACCTTTTAATCAGCAGACTTTCGTCCAGTAAGTTAATTGTTTTCTTTACATACTTTAGTGTTGTGTTGAGAAAGTTAGCAATGTCAAAGCTCTCTGCGATTGCATCTGCTGCATCCCATCTTTCAGGCTTACCCGCTGGTGGAGTCAACATTGTCACTGACCTAGCACCTGCATTCATAGCTAAATCTTGTATAAGTTCAGCAACTTTCTTACCTGCATTATCGTTGTCGGGCCAAATCACTAACTCTTTACCATGCAAAGGTGAGAAATCAAACTGACTAGCTGACTTACGAGATAACATACCCGCTCCACCCATAGTGCATGTAGCTGTAAAACCTATTTCATTAAGGGCATCAGCACATTTCTCGCCCTCAACCCAGATAACCTTATCTGAAGCAGAAATGTTCGGTATATTATATAGCGGTCTGACATCAGGCATCTTAGGATAAGGATTAGTACCAGTAAACTGACGAAACTCTTTCTTAGGCTTACCATGATCGTCCATTGAAGGATTGCCCGCACCATCACGCATATTGTATCGTCTAACCATGCAAATAATTTCACCATCTAAACTAAGATATAAGTGTTCGCTGTCGTATGGCGTATTTATATTAATCTGCTGACGCAAAGACCTGTTGATAATTGGTGGATCAGATTGCTCATCTCTTACAAATCTTGGTGAATCGTCCAGATAGTTTCCGAACAATTCTTTAATTTCAGGTAAACGCATGCCTCTACCCTCCATCAAAATCTTAACAATACCACCGACACCATCAGACCCATTGAAGTCTTGACCCTTCATAAAGTATGGTGATCTAGGATTTATATCTATCTTTAATGATTGACCAGCCTCTCCTAATAAAGAACCGATAGAGAATTGATCTCCACGAACAACACCGTTTGGATATGTGTTTCTAAGTTCGCTTATCTGTACTTCTGGTGGCACTTTCTGACTTATTAGTTCTACTAACTCATGTGAGTTCATGTCACGATTTTTATTGCCAAGTCTTATTATACTCATTATATTATCCTTACCTTCATTGGCTGAAGTTAGGCGACACTTTTTCCTCTACGCTTTAGTGTCGCCATTTTTAACTCCAACATCTATCTTGAAATTCACACCACTTACAATCAAAGAAATCCTTTGAGAACGCTACTCTTGGTAAAACTTCGTTTGCTTTTGTGGCTTCTAAAATATTCACTGCTTTATCACTCATCTCTTGTGCCAAACTTTTATTGAATGGAACAAGTTCGTAATATATTTGACTTGTGTTTTTATTCAACACGGTAAATAGACAAGGATGTTCTGTTAAGTTCATGTAGGCTTGATACAAAGCTATCTGAGCGGCATAAACTGCGTTAGTTCTAGCTACACCCTTCATCATAAATTCTCTAAACTTCTTATCATTGGCTGACTTATTCTCCCACAAACACGGATACCCCATATCCACAGGACCTCCACATATTACACCGTCTATATGACCTTTAATTTCCCCATCTGCGATAGAAAAACCAAATTGTTCGCCTTTTTTGTCTTCTGTACGCAAATCAAAGTTAGCATTTTTTAACCATAGTGCAACTGAATCTTCAATTTCATGTCCAAACTGAAATATTCTCAAGGTATTTGCGGTAAAATCACGACCCTCATCAGACTCAGTTCCTAAGTATCTGTAC